GGTTCGATCCCAGCAGTAGGAGTCCCCCATGCATGTAAACGCACTGGGGACCGCGCTATGTCCCGTAGGTCTTTCATACTCTTTCAACTATGGGGCATAGCGTTGTGATATAGTTTTTCTGCAACCGAGAGGTTAGCTATGAAAGTCTAGAGACCTCCCCTCTAGCCCGTCATATTCGGACTCTGCAAACAAAGAAGACCAGTCAGCCACGCTGGTCTTTTTTGGCTATAATGGACTATGTACGAATACGGAATTAAATTTAAGCGAGTCATTGACGGTGATACTTTTGTTTGCGATATCGATCTTGGTTTTTCAGTTTGGCTTCTGGACCAACACTGTCGGCTCCATGGAATTGACACGCCAGAAAAAAATACTGCGGAAGGCAAGAGGTGCGTCCTTGAAGCAAAGTTCTGGTTTGACGATGCTACCTCTAGGCTTGAAAAATTCTCAATCAAGGTAGAAGCTAAGGCGGACAAGTATGGTCGCAGGTTGGTCCATGTGAGAACCGACAAGGCACCATGCACACTCAATGAACAGTTAGTAAGAGATGGACTTGCAGTTCCATACTCAGGCGGTAATAAAAAAGCCCCTCTGTGAAGGGGCTTTTACTTCGCTCGACCTATATGTCATATCGGCATGATGGGTGGACTTTTTAAGTTTTCATCGCGTTGCACATACATATTATCATATATACCTACGGTACAATAAAACACGCCCCGGTGGTGGAACGGTAGACACGACAGACTTAAAATCTGTTATCGCAAGGTGTACGGGTTCGAGTCCCGTCTGGGGTATAGGAGTAAAGAGATGGCAGCCACACTTAAGTATATTCAACCCGACGCAGAACAGTTTATGATTCATCTTGCACGTGTTTCATCTGAAGACGAGAATAACCCTAACTACGAACGATTGCTCAACTACTGCATGAAGGAAGGCCACTGGTCTGTATTTGAAATGGTTGATGTAACTATGGAGATCTATACATCTAGGGCTGTATCAGCACAGATCTTGCGCCATAGGAGTTTCCACTTCCAAGAATTTAGCCAGCGCTATGCTAATCCATCTAAGATTGAATTAGACCTGCCTGTAATGCGACGTAAGGGAACAACTAACAGGCAGGGCAGCGTCATGTTTGAAGATCCAGAGACGCAGTTTGAGATGGACAACAAGGCGTTAGCTCCAGTGCTTTATGCAATACGGGCGTACGATGACCTTGTCAAGTCTGGCGTAGCACTGGAGTCTGCTCGGATGATATTGCCTCTCTGTGTCGGCACACGCCTCTACATGAAGGGAACCGTGCGTGATTGGCTGCATTACTGCCGTGTACGCATGGAGAGCCATACACAACGAGAGCACAGGGACATTGCTGTTGATTGCTGGAATGTATTAAAAGAAGTGCTTCCATGTACTACAACTGCATTTGAGACTTATCACATGGAGAGTAAATAATGTTTGTAGAAACAATCCACAACGAAAAATGCCTTGTTCGCATAGGCCGTGACTCAGACGCAACCATAACTGTATTAAGGCGCAAAAATGAGTTGTTCATGAAGATTTCAGTACGATCAACTGTTGCCGATCAGGAACTTTTTACTGATAAAGAAATGCCTTTTGCTGATGGAGCTGCACTTGTTTACAAGATGTGGTCAGAAGGTGAAATGATTCAATCAAAAATGCTAATACATTTACAGAACGACGTCATTAGTTATTTGACTAACAAGATAACATTTGAAGATCTACCTACGGTATAATAAATTATGGAACTAATTAAACCTAGCAATAACTGTGACATCACAGTTACTCAGTCTCTTGACTACACTGATGGCAATGGCATTAAGTTTACTGTTGCTCGTGACGGTGTTGTGCTTTCAGAAGGCAATGTTGTTACTGTTGCTAAGTGGATTTGTGCTGCATCTGTTGGCAATGAACATAAAATCCCCAGTAAGTTTGCTGCTAAGTTTGCATCGATGGCATTGGAGTCACTTTGAAGCTAGAGCTTGAATGGTGCGGTAAAGATGAAGACGATTATCGTACATTTTTACCAGTGCGTAAAACAATTGGCTCTTCCGGAGTAGATCTTAAGGCGTATAACACAAAGCCAATTACTATCAAGGCTGGTGAAAACGCACTAATTCCTACTGGATGGAAAGCTAAAATCCCAGAAGGTTATGAAGCACAGATCAGATCAAGGTCTGGAATGGCTTACAAGCAGTCAGTGTGGGTGCAGAATTGCCCCGGAACAATTGATCAAGACTATCAAGGGGAATTATTAGTATTACTCTACAATGGTAGTAGTGATAACCGAGTTATTCTACGTGGTATGGCAATTGCACAGCTTGTTATTGCACCTGTTGTTTTGCCTGAAATTGTGCCTGTGGCTAATGCTGTGTTGTTTGATATCGCTACTGATCGCAAAGACGGTGGATTTGGTAGCACAGGAGATTATTGATGAACACTAATCACTATAGGAATAAATACGAAACAATAGACATTGCTGAAGACTGGAAGCTTTCAGGTCCGCTGTTTAATGTGTTGAAATATATTCAAAGGCGTGGGCGGAAAGATTCAACATCGTCAACAAATGATTTACTTAAGGCTATTTGGTATTTAGTTTATGAAGTAACCAAGAGTAAAGAAATCTGCGATGGCGTAATTGAAATAATTGAAAATACGCAGAAATCAAAAGCAGTATTTACGTTTACGCCAACAAAATGTAGTTGTCCTGAATGTCAAATCAATAGATTAAAAATGCAAAAGCAGTTATAATCTACTACCCTGTACCAATATTCAACAGGGCCAACAACAACCAAATGGTAAAGAGGGAGTCTTAAAAGCTCCCTCTTTATTTGTTAGCAGTCGCAGTTCTTTTTACGGCAGTAAGGGCAAGGATCTTCCTTTTCACGCTCAGGAGTTTCCTTACCTTTGTACATACCCTTCTTCATTCCCTGCTTCATGCCGTTCATTTTCATTCCACATTTCATAGCCATAGCACATCTCCTATTACAATGTGATATTACCTACGGTATAATAACAATCGGAGGTACACATGTTAAACCATGTTACATTAATTGGCCGTCTTGTTGCAGATCCTGAGCATAGGCAATCAAGTAATGGTAAAGGATTGTGCGCAATCCGAATCGCCGTAGATCGCAAAGGGCGCGAGAAAGAAACGGACTTTTTTAACTGTACGGCATTCGGGCAAACTGCTGATGCGCTTGGCACATATGCGCAAAAAGGTAGGCTTATTGCTATTACTGGAAAGATTCAATTGGAAAACTATGTCAATAAAGATAACGTTAAACAGCAAACGGTAAAGGTTCTTGTTGATGGGTGGAATTTACTTGACTCACGCAAAGAACAAGATACTCAATCGACTCCACCAAATCCACGACCAGCAGGTAAGTTGCAAGTGGACGACATTGATGATCCGTTTGCGGATTAGTCTAGTAAATTTAATTTCATAGCTTTGCCCAGAGCTGCATATCTTGCATGTGGTCCAGAAACATCTAGTTTTGCATAGATGCACTCAAAGTAAAAGTGAATAGTCCGTAATCCAAGGTTAAGCTCAAGCGCTATAGCCTTGGATGTTTTTTTATCTGCGACTAATTTTAAAACTTGCTTTTCTCGACTTGACAACTTAATCATAGTGTGTTTATTGTACCGCAGGTAATGCATTAGAAATATCAAACAGTGTATGATGCGGTGAGGTATACCACATGGGCGTTGTTAAGAAGTATCAAAATCCTGCTGGTGGCTTAAATGCTGCTGGACGTGCGCATTTTAAGCGTACGACTGGGGCTAATTTAAAGCCTCCTGCACCTGCTCCTAAAACAACTGCCGATGCTGCGCGACGTAAATCATTCTGTGCTCGAATGGAAGGAATGAAGAAAGTCAATACTTCTGCTAAGACGGCTAGAGATCCGAATAGCAGGATTAATAAATCATTACGAGCATGGGATTGTTAATGGAGGTTTGCTATGCAACAAGGTAAGAATAAGACATCAGAGAACACAACGGGCGCATCATCCATAGGTATGAAGACGGGCGACAGGGTTCCGTATGCTGAGATGGGATACGCCGTTCCTAAAGCTAAACCAAAAACAATTACACCATCACGTCCTTCAACATCCGAACCAACAACTGGCGCTAGGGCAATAGGATTAAAAACTGGATCTCGTGTTCCACGCGAGTTAATGAATAACTCTTACAGCAAAATGCTGGGAATTAAAAAGAAGTAGTAGGTGTAATCATGGCAGATCGTAAATACAATCAAAAGCGTGAAGATGCAGATGCGGCTCGTGGAAAAGGCAAGGTTACACGTGCCGTAGGAACTACTCGTGGTCCCGGCATGAATTCTCAACCACCTTCATTAGGCTTAGGAAGATCCTCTATTTCTAATGCTAGTTTTGAGCAATATCCAGATCTCCCTAGCACAAAAGTACGAGGGCTAGGACGAGGATTTTCCTACGAACCACAGGATTTTGGATTAAAAAATCCGGGTTATAACTCACAGAGAGCCCATCGAATAGCTGATGAGCGAGCCTTTGATGCTCGATCTATGAGCCGTCCCGGCACACGTGTTCAAGGTGGTACTGAAACTACAAGTCCTAGAGCCAGTGCACAATTTGACGCATCAGCAAACGAACGGCGCAATAAACGTAGTTATGAAACTGGTATTGCAAAAGCTGGTTTAAAGCCAAATGTAAGCGAGCAAGGATTCTCTCGCAATTATGACAAACAAGCTGGCGCTTCCGAAAGTACTGGAAGAGGTGAAGCTCGCGATTCAATGAATCGTTATCTTGCTAATCAAACAGACAAAATGCGTCGCATGACTGGAAATCCTGTAACTTCTGCTTTAGGGCCGGGTATGAGGAGTTACGATGAGGTAATGGGTAAAACTCCAAGTGACATGCGACGTGATGGAACTGCTCCTGCAAAGCCACCAGCTCGTAGCGGTATGCCAGCAACCAATGAATCTGTAGCACGTGATCTTGGCAATTATGCAACGCGTCCTTTAGACAGAGATATTATAAATGCTGGAACACGCACTGTTAATAGCCGTGGCGAAAG